ACCAGTTGATTCAGGCACTTCAGGAGGCCAACCTTCTTAGAAATTTATGTAACGTGATTACGACCAGCTACGGGGATAGAAAGATTCCAGTGGTAGCGAGTCACGGATCCGCTGCATGGATGGATGAAGAGGGTGCATTCCAAGAGAGCGACGATGCCTTCACTCAGGTGACCTTGTCTGCCTATAAACTTGGTACCATGCTGAAGGTTTCTGATGAGCTTCTTAATGACAGCTACTTCGACCTTGAAGCCTACATTGCTGCTGAGTTTGCAAGAAGAATCGGAGCGGCTGAAGAGGAAGCATTCCTTGCTGGAAACGGAAGCAGCAAACCTACAGGTCTTCTTCATACAACCGGTGGAGCAAGCCTTGGTGTGACTGCGGCAAGTGCGACAGCCATCACCATTGATGAAGTGCTGGACCTTTACCACAGCTTGAAGTCGGCCTACAGAAAGAACGCGACATTCCTTGTGAACGATGCAACCATCAAGGCCATCAGAAAGCTGAAAGACGGTCAAGGTCAGTACCTGTGGCAGCCATCTGTTCAAGCGGGAACACCGGATACGATTCTCAATCGTCCAGTGGTTACCTCTCAGTACATGCCAACAGCTGCAGCTGGTGAAAAGACCATTCTTTTTGGAGACTTTAAGTACTACTGGATTGCTGATCGTCAGGGTAGAACCTTCAAGCGCCTGAACGAACTCTATGCAGCAAATGGTCAGGTGGGTTTCCTTGCATCTCAGAGACTGGATGCGAAGCTGATCCTTCCTGAAGCCATAAAGGTGCTTCAGCAAAAGGCCTAAGTAATTTAACGGGAAGGTGGTCCTAGTTACTGCCTTCCTATCACTTTAATAAGGAGGGAAAACCATGGGATATAACACGAAAAACTATACCGAGCAGAGTGGCGAGAAGACTGTCATCGGTGGAGAGCTTGCTGTAACTGCAGAAGGAAAAGTCACCTTTGATGGGACGGAGTTAAAACCAGCAGCTCTTCAAGCAGACAGCACCGCTGTGGATGTGGCAGACCTGGTAGCAGATTTCAATGCCTTACTTGCTAAGCTTAAAGTTGCTGGCCTCATGGAAAGCGAGTGATGGTAGATGGCACTTCTTGAGAAGGTAAAAGCAAATCTCATTGTAACCCATAATGAGGATGATGCCTTACTGGAAGGTGTGATTGCTGCCGCCATCAGCTATGCAGAAGGTTATCAGCATCTAGGGACGGACTTCTATAAAGAAAACACCATGTCACCTGCTACCGAGCAAGGAGTCATTATGCTGGCCTCTCATTTTTATGAGAGTCGCGATGGCTCCACCGGTGGCTTTTTTAATGACAATGTCAGTGCTTCAGAGCAGGTGTGGAAGACGGTTCATTTACTTCTACGCATGGGAAAGGAGTGGCAGGTCTGATGAAACGGTTATGGGTGAAGAAAAGAAGGAAACGTCAGAAAAGATGCTACAGAAAAGGCAGACGAAAGGATCGGAGTCATGGATATGAGGAGAAAGCAGTAAAGGCAGGTGAAGGCTATGAGCTTTGGGAAGATGAACACCCGAATCGACATCATCGATACGATTCCCATCAAGGATGATGAAGGATTCTCTTCTAAGGGAGAAAATTTGATCGCCAGTGTTCGTGCATACAGGGATGAAAGGCACGGTTCAAGAAAGTGGGCCAACATGGCCGCCTACACCAAAGCCAATGCCACCTTTCAGTTCAGACGGATTCCGGACGTGGTGATTAAACCAGGGATGCTGATTCACTGTGATACTGGGCAGTACAAAGTCTTGAGCGTTGAGGCTATAATGGGATTTTATTTAGAAGTAGCAGCAGAAAAGATAGAAGCCACAAAGAACTAGGAGGTGATTTCATGGCAAAATCAAGCTTTAAAATGCCGGATGACTTTCTTTTGAAAGTATCCAAATTAAGTGATAAGACCGATGAGATCATTCCAAAAGTCCTAGAAGCAGGTGGCGAAGTGGTGAAAGCTAAAGTGAAATCAAATCTTCAGGCTGTGATTGGGAATAACACAAAGCTCCCTTCAAGGTCGACCGGGGAACTCGTAAAAGCACTAGGGGTATCTCCTGCAGGAATTAATCGTGACGGCGATTATGATGTGAAAGTAGGGTTTGATGAACCAAGAAGCGATGGTGAGTCTAATGCCAAGATCGCAAACATCATAGAATATGGGAAGTCTGGCCAACCGGCGAAACCATTCTTAAAACCAGCAAAAGCTGCTAGTAGAAAAGCTTGTATTGAAGCTATGAAAAACAAACTAGATGAAGAGATAAGTAAACTATAAAAAGGAAGGGAGGCGAATGAAATGACAGGCAGCATTTTGAAAGATATAAGTGAAGCGCTTGAGCCATTGGGAATACCAATCGAGACCGGGATCTTTAGTAAAAAGGCACCGGATGAATACCTGGTTCTTATTCCTATGAGTGATATCTTTGATCATTTTGCTGATGATCTGCCTTCTGTAGAGATGCAGGAAGTTCGCCTTTCTCTATTTTCTAAAGGAAACTACCTAGAGAGAAAAAATGCTATTGTTCATAGTCTCTTAAGTGAGGCATTTACCATAACGGATCGAAGGTATCTCGGTTATGAAGAAGATACCGGTTTTCACCACTTCGCCATTGATGTGGCAAAAGAGTATGAAATAAACATGTAGCTGGAAACGTCCAGTGAAAATGAAGGAGGACAA